TAATGAATTTTGACTATGGCTGTAAGAAAACTTACAAAATATGCGAAAATATAAAATTAAATTAGCTAATTAAAAGGAGAAAACCTAATGGCATTTCAAGTATCACCAGGTGTTCTCGTACAGGAAAAAGACTTAACAAGAATTATTCCTGCTGTATCAACATCTACAGGCGCTTTTGCTGGAAGTTTCAACAAAGGTCCTTTAGACGAAATTGTGTCAATCAGCTCGGAACAAGATTTAGTAAGCACGTTTGGTAAACCAGACACTTCAAACTTTGAAGGTTGGTTTTCAGCTGCAAACTTCTTGCAATATTCTAATGCTTTAAGGATTGTCCGTGTAGAGAATACATCGGTATCAAACGCAACTGAATCAGGTTCAGCGTTTGTTATAAAAAATACTACTGATTACCAAAACAATTATGCTGACGGTTCTGCTTCTGTAGGATTATGGGCTAGTAGAACAGCTGGATCTTGGGGAAATAGTTTATCTATATCTTCTTGTCCTTCTGCTACTGCTTATGAAGAAACTAGTAAGACAACTGTTTCAGACGCTTCAACAAGTGTCGGAGATACTGTGGTTACTGTTGCTTCTGCTACAGGAATAAGTGCTGGCGATATAGTTAATTTTGGAGACGCTTACGAATATAGAGTTGTTAGTATTTCAACTAATGACTTAAATATTGTACGTAAAGAAGAGCCTCAATACTATGGCACTTCTGATTCATCTGGTTTACAAGCAGCTATCACAAACGGTGCTGCTGTAAGACGAAGATGGAGATATTATGATTTATTTAATAAAGCTCCTGGAACATCAACTTTCGTTCAAGCAAGAGGCGGTAGTGGAGACGAACTACACGTTGTTGTAATTGACGAAGATGGTGAGATTTCTGGAACAAAAGGTGAGATATTAGAAAGATTTGAAGCTGTTTCAAAAGCTTCAGATGGTAAATCTGCTCAAGGTGATAGTAATTATTACGTTGATGTTATTTACAGAAAATCTAATTATATCTACTGGATGGACCACAATTCTGCAGGATCAAATTGGGGAACTGCTGCTTCTGGCACAACTTTTACTGCTGTAAGTACTGTATCTAATGTATCATTATCAAATGGTTCAAACGGATCAGCTGCTACAATCGGACAAAAGAAAACTGCTTACGAAAAATTTGAAGACGCCGAAACATCGGACGTTGGATTAATCATAGCAGGTGACGGAGACGCAACTCACATTGACAACTTAATCACAATCGCTGAGAAAAGAAAAGACTGTTTAGTTTTTGCTTCTCCAGAGAGAAGTGATGTAGTTAATGTATCCAATGCAAATACACAAAAAGATAATGTAATCGGTTTCTTTAATGCAATCGCTTCATCTTCTTATGTGTCTTTTGATAGTGGTTACAAATATATGTACGACAGATATAGCGATGTTTATAGATATGTACCTTTAAATGGCGATATGGCAGGATTATCTGCTAGAACTGATTTAATCGCAGACGCTTGGTATTCACCAGCAGGATTAAATAGAGGTATCGTTAGAGGTGCAGTTAAACTAGCTTTCAATCCAACACAATCTCAAAGAGATGAATTATACAGAGCAAGAATCAATCCTGTGGTAACATTCCCTGGACAAGGTACTGTATTATTCGGAGATAAAACTGGACTGACAACACCAAGCGCTTTTGATAGAATTAACGTTAGACGTTTATTCATCACTTTAGAGAAGGCAATATCAACTGCTTCTAAATTCCAACTATTTGAATTCAATGACGAATTCACTAGAGCGAATTTCAGAAACATTGTAGAACCTTTCCTAAGAGAAGTACAAGGGCGAAGAGGTATCACAGACTTTTTAGTAGTGTGTGATGAAACTAACAACACAGGCGAAGTAATTGATAGAAACGAATTTATTGCTGAGATTTTTATTAAACCAGCAAGAAGTATCAATTTTATCACATTACAATTCATAGCTACACGAACAGGTGTTAGCTTTGAAGAGGTCGCAGGGTAAGGATAGAAGAGGAGAATAAAAATGGCAAACATTAATGACTTCAAAGCTAAACTTGCTGGCGGCGGTGCTAGACCCAATCTGTATAAGGTAGTTATGCCTTTTCCAGGTTACGCTCAAGTTGGTGGAGAAATAGAAGACCTAGCTTTCTTATGTAGAGCTGCGTCATTACCAGGTATGACAATTAATCCAATTCCTGTATTATTCAGAGGAAGAACGGTTAACGTTGCTGGTGATAGACCTGCATTTGCTCCGTGGGAATTAACGGTGTACAATGACACAAACTTTAAATTAAGAAACGCTTTTGAAAGATGGCAAAACGGTATTAATAATATGACTGATAACGAAGGATTAACAAATCCTGCTGATTATCAAGTGGATGCTTTTGTTGACCAATTAGACAGAAACGGTGCTACATTAAAGTCTTATACTTTAAGAGGCGCATTTCCAAGTGCTATTGGTGCAATTGGTCTATCATATGACGAAGCTGGAGAAGGAATTGAAACGTTTACGGTAACAATGACGTACAACTTCTTTGAAAGTAATACCACTACTTAAAAATTACTTATAAATAGTAATATAAGTTTTAAGGAGACGATAAATTATGGCTGAATTATTTGGATTTTCTATAACGAGGGTAAAGAAACCTCAAGATCCAAAACAATCGTTTACGCAACCACAAGCGGATGATGGAACACAAACCATCGCCGCTGGTGGTTATTACGGTCAATATCTGGATATGGAAGGTCAGTCAAAGACTGAACAAGACCTTATCAGACGTTATAGAGAAATAGCTTTACATCCCGAATGCGATATGGCAATTGAGGATATTATCAACGAGTCAATTGTTGCTAATGAACTCAAGGACGCTATACGTTTAAATTTGGATCAATTACCTTATGGTAAAGATGTAAGAAGAAAAATAGAAGACGAGTTTAAGGAAGTTTTAAGACTAATGAACTTCCAAACAAAAGGACACGATATCTTTAGAAGATGGTACGTGGACGGTAGATTATATTATCATAAAGTAATTGATCCTGAATCTACAAGAAAAGGTATTACAGAATTAAGATATATTGATCCTAGAAAAATTAAAAAGATTAGAGAAGTAAGAAAGAAAAGACCTGATGGTCCTATACCATTTGGTTTAAGCGTTGTAGATGATATACAAGAATACTTTTTATTTAATGAAAAAGGTGTTACCAATACAACGTCTGGTGGAATCAAAATAGCTGTTGACGCAATAGCATTTTGTCCTAGTGGATTGATAGACCAAAATAAAAATATGGTCTTATCATATTTACATAAAGCAATTAAACCTGTTAATCAATTGCGTATGATTGAAGACGCAACTGTTATATACAGAATTGCTAGAGCACCAGAAAGACGTATCTTCAAAATTGATGTAGGTAATTTACCTAAAATCAAAGCTGAACAATACCTACGTGATGTTATGGCAAGATATAGAAACAAACTTGTTTATGACGCAAACACAGGTGAGATACGTGATGATAGAAATTATATGTCAATGCTTGAAGACTTTTGGTTACCAAGTAGAGAAGGTGGAAGAGGAACTGATATTACTACTTTACCAGGTGGACAAAATCTTGGAGAGATATCTGACATAGAATACTTTAGAGCAAAACTTTATAGAAGTTTAAACGTGCCTGCTAGTAGATTAGAAGCTTCATCTGGATTTAATCTAGGAAGAAGTACTGAAATAACTAGGGACGAACTTAAATTTACTAAATTTGTTCAAAGATTAAGAAAGAAATTTACTGAAATATTTAATGACATTTTGAGAACTCAATTAGTTTTAAAAGCTGTGATTACAGAAGAAGATTGGTTAACTGTTAGAGATTTTATCCAATATGACTTTTTGCAAGATGGACATTTCGCTGAACTAAAAGATTCTGAATTATTATTAGAAAGAGTAAGATTGGCTAATGAGATACGTGATTATGTTGGTAAATATTATTCAGTAGAATACGTAAGAAAAAAAATCTTACGTCAAAATGAAAGAGAAATAGAAGATATTAATAACCAAATTAAAAAAGAAATTAAAGATGGTATTATTGCTGATCCTATGGATCAATATAAGTCTTCATCTTCTCAAATGAACATAGATGGAATAGAACAAGGAGAAAATTAAGATGGCTGACAAAGAAAGCAAAACATCAAAATTTGTAGGATTACTACAAAAAGGAAAAAATGCGGACGCTGGGCAAGCATTCAAAGACGCATTAAGAGATAAAGTAGCTAGTGCTTTAGATAAAGCAAGAGTCGCTATTGCAGGTAAAGTATTTAATGGAACACAAGCAGAAAAACATAGTGATCCAAAACCTGCGGTAACAGCTGCTTCAGATAGAACTGATAAAATTATGGATACTGATGGAAAAGAAATACAATTTACACCATCAGCGGAGGCACCTACAGCAGACGCACCAGAGGCAAAGTAAATGTCAATTGAAGGTGTGTTTACAAGTAAGTTAGTTGAAGATAGTAAGTATCTTAACTCAAAAAGTTATAATGAACTATCGCCTAAAATGAAATTGGCGGTACAAGATACTTTTAAGTTAATTGAAAACTCTACTGAAAATGTAATTGAAAGTTTTGAGAATTCAGTAGCAAAAGTATCCGAGATTCGTGATGTTAATAAAAAAGAGTTAATGAATTATTTTGAAAAAGAAACAGACGAACTATTAGGAGAATAAAATGGCTTGGGTAGATGTACCAGGATCAAATAGTATTTGGGAGTATGAAAATACTGCTACAGCAGCTAATACTTATGCAAACGCACCAGGAAGTTATTCAGGTGGTATAAGAACATTTACATCTGCTGATGGTATGGTCTTTAAAAATTATGTTAGATGTAGAAAAAAAGGTACAACTGTTGAACGTGGTGAATTATCAAAAGATTTTTATGACGCTACACACGTAGGATTTTAATGACCGTAGTAGCTGAAAAATTAGTTGACAATACAGAACTGTTTATTAATACGGTAAATGGTAAGAGTAATGAGGCGAGTCAATTAGTACAAGATATTAATGCTTTACAAAATGCGACTTCTGAACCAGAAGTATCTATAGTAAATGTACACCACGATATACAAGGCACAGGCAAGGTGACTTTACAATTTGGAGATGAAGATACTTTAGAGTTAAGTGGTCGTGGTAATTATGGTTTAAAACCAGAAGAGGAAAAGAAACTAGGAACTAAAAACATATTTGTAAAATCTGATAATGATGTAAGTATGTTTAATTTAGTTGTTGAAAGTCAAAAGACAAGAGGATTTAATTAAAATGGCAGATACGGTAACAACACAAACAATATCAGATACAGCAGGCGTAAAGTATGTTGTTAAGATGACTAACTATTCTGATGGATCAGGAGAGAATCTAGTTAAAAAAGTAGACGCTTCTGAACTTACATTTATGACAGAAGACGGAAACAGAAGTATCGCAAGAGTATACTATTCAGTAAACGTATCA